TAATATGCGCTTGAAGATCCTTGACCTGAATAAGGATGAGCTGCCGTTTTAGAAGCAACCTTAACTGTGATTATTTTTGGCGCTGATGAAGAACCATATTCTTCTGGATTTGGTAAACTTATTTTTGAACCTGGTACTGTACAGAATACTTCTGTGTTACCATTAAAACTTACAAGACCATCACTATTAGAACTGGAGATAACATTAGTTCTAGCAAGTGTACTTGCTCCTCCGTTTAAAGTTCCAAAACCAACTTCAAAATTATTAGTACCTGTTTGAAAAATACAATAGTAAGTAGTATTACTTCCACCAATACCTGCAGCAAAAGTTTCAAAACCTGTTACTGCACCACCAAGTGAAAATGTACCTGTCCCAGTAGTCGAACTAGTTTCTTTAACCCTATCGTTTAATTTAAACGCCATTTAAATTTTCTCCTTATGCCATGCTTATGATAGCATTAGCCGGTGTGCTTGGATCAGGGAATGTAATAGTAAAGGTACCATTAGTTGCTGTCTTATTCCCACCAAAATCTAAAACCACTACTAATCTATTTGCTACTGAATCAACTGTATCTCCATTATAAATAGCTGCAAAAGCTGCAGTAAAAGTTGCATTACTATAAGTAACATTTCCAAAATCAACTGAAGCAACCGCTGTACCAGAAGCCACTGCCTGTGAGGTTAAAGTTTTAACAGAATAGTTAGTGCTACCTGCTGAATCTACTTCTTGGTTTCCAGTTCCTAATAAAGCAACTGTCGATGATGTTGAATACGGATTACCTGTATACAAAGAAATTTTAAAAGTGTTTCCTCCGTTTGCAAAGTCATGTTGCGCAGAAAAAAGAGCACCTCTAAAACTAAACGGTATTATATTTGCCATATTTTTTTTATCTCCTTAATTAACTTGATGGTGACTTAACGTTAAGTTGAGCACGAACTTCACCATCTTGATATTCGTCTCTGCGTCTGATACCGATTTGCTCGATAGCGTACGATTCTAATGCTTGATTAAAAACTTGTTGGTAGTATTGTAACATATCCTGCGGACCTTTCAAGTATGCAAATGTATTTATTAAACAACCATATAAAAGTAAATCTTGGTATTTATTTGATAAATAAGTTCCATTAGTAGCTGCTGGAGCTGATGGAGGATTAGCTGTATCTGTAATACTTACAGGCTCTTTATCATATGATACTGTAATATCATATGTTTTATCAGGAGTTGGGGCCACTACCCAAAATTCTTCATCCCAATTAGCATAGTACTTTGGAATATCCACAGCAGATGTGGAAGGTGTAGAATAATATTCTGCCATAAAACTAGTATCTCTTTGTTCTAAATAGTATTGGTTTCCAGTTTGATCTTTAAATTGAACGTATCTAATCGCTCTTAAATCATTAGGAATAGTTACATATCTATTTCCAATAATAGCGTTTGAAGTTGAATAAAATACATTTTGATCTGTATCTATTTGTCTATAAATAAAATTTTCTGCATTTTTTATAATTGTATTTAAAATAGGATCCGTTAAAACTTTTGGAACATATGGAGGATTAGTTGCCGCTTGATTGTCGACTTCTGTATAGTTTCTAATATCAGTTCTTAAATTATCTAATGTGTATGCCATTATCCGTTTACTACCTCAAGTGTTACTGGTCCTGCTGAACAATTGTCTCCACCACCTTTTACATTACCTGTTGTTGCATTACTAGTACTTGTTATATAAAAATAATTTATTGGATTTGTTATAGGGTCTGATGTTGTTGCTCCTGTAACATTTCCTGCTGAATCTATTTGACCTAATGCAATTGTAAAACCATTTGCATTATTTAAATCACTGACATTATCAAAAGTTGGAATGTTAGCAAATGATTGCAAATTTTTTAAATCAGCTGGGTTAGAACCACCAGGTCCAGCACTTGTTACTTGAGGGCTACCTCTAAATCTTACAATAGAACCAGCAGCTCTTTGATGATTTTCTGAAAAAACATTTACATAAGTTACACCACCAGAAATTACAGTTGTAAATGGATTATTATCTAAAAGTATTAAACTTGTTTTAGAACTTGGTTGAGGTCTTGGATTATATAAAGCTTGTGGGTCACTTCCCACTGGTTTTGGAGAGAGTTGTGGTTGCTTTGCTTCAAATTCTGAAGTGTGAACTAAAGATCCATTCCATTCTCTTACCATTTCAGAATATGGAAAAGCCATTCCTGATCTATCGGAAATTGCTAGTGCATGTTTACCTGATGCGTATCTACCCATTATACTCCATCTCCATAAAATGTTTGCGGTGAAATAAAAGTAGATGTACCTTGGTTGTCTGCATCTAATGCTCTTAATAATTCACTTTCATATCTTCGCTCTAATTCTTGACTCATTTCCGGTGAGTATTTCATACTTAAGTAATAAGCTAAACCAGACATCATACATGGATAAAATCTATTTACTACATCTGCAGTATTATTATATGCACCCACATCTTGAATTTTTGATAAATAATAAAAACAAAATTGAAAATTACTTGGTGTAGTTGTGCTAGATACACTTGAGCTTGGTGTTGTATATAAAAATATACTTGGATTTAATTTTCTTTCTACATAATATTGTGAAGGTGTGCCTTTAGCTAATTTGTTTGGAGTTTGTGAATATGTAGATCTGTCTATTTTAGTTAATGCAATATCTTGAGTTTCTGTAGTTGTAGTATTATTTCTATAATATGATTCCAACACATCACTAATATCACTTGGAAAATTTTCTGAATCTGATGCAAAATTATATTCTGCTTGTCCTAATACTAATGGAACTTTAGCTAATTTTACTTTCCATAAATGAACACCTCTGTTACCCCATTCTTGAAACATAATATTTAAAGAACGTCTTGCTGATCTTAATTGATAACCAGTCCTAGTTCCTCTAACACCAGTTCTCTCGAAAGCTTCTTCTATAATGTCGTCTATTTGTGGATTAAATTCAGTTGTTTCAGAAGTAGGAGAAATAGTTTGAGCAGTATTACCCATTCCAGAAGTAGTTGTAGCTCCTGAATTATAATAAAATAATAAAGGTGCTCCGACTGTTCTTACAGGCGCAACATTAATTGTTGTTTTTGCTCCTGGAGTTCCTGGAGTTCCTGTATGTGTAACCCCTGTTGTATATTCTGTTCCACCAGTTGTAAAAGTTCCATCTTTAGTTGCTGAAAAAGAAAATTTAAAATTATTATTAGAACTATCAGAAGTATCAAATATAACAGTATCACCTTCTTGTAAAAATAATACAGGACTTACTTCTCCGTTAATAAAAAATTTATTAGCGGTTCCAAAGGCGTTAGTCCCCGATGCTACGGTTACTGTGTAAGTTAATGTAGCCACAATTTACTCCTACGTAAATGTTATAGTAACACCTGGAGTGTTTGTTAAATCTAAATAAACTCCTTCATCAAATAAAATTCCAGAACCCGGAACATAAAAATCTATTCCTTCAGTTCCAAATTTAAATGTAGCTATTACAGTTCCACCTGCTCCACCGCTTTTAAATACGATAGAAGAACTTGCAGCTCCTTCGGCTTGGATACCAGTTATTCTAGCTCTTTGTGTTGTAGGAACCATTTGTCCATCTGCTGTAGCATGGGCTACGAGTTGATCACTTGAATATGATGACATTTTTTTCTCCTATTAAATTTTATGTGGGCCCGAAGGCCCACACTTAATTAATTAATTACGCTGTTGCTGCGTCTTGCAAATTATTTGCTTGAACATACGTGAACGTAACAGTTACTTGACCTGTAGTTGCAGTACCACCTGCAGATATAAGAGTCGCTGTAATTTGTGTATCAGAACCAAATCTATCGGCTTCGTCTAAAGCGGCGTCGGCTATAGAAGAAGTTTCTCCTAAAGCTTTAACGTTAGTGTTAGCTATAAGGTATTGAGCTGTTCCTGTTTTTCCTACAGATACAGTTGCTGCTCCACTCGCATTACTCACTACTGCAACTCTAATTGTAGTTGTAAGTAGTTGTGAGTTTTTTGGTATTACACCTACGTTGTAAGTAGTTGTTCCCACTGCGACTGCTGCATCAATCATAATTGATTGAGACATTACAACTTGACCAGTGTTTCTTACATTATCACCAACAGTTGTTCCTGTTGTGTTTGAGATCGTTCCCGCTTTTATTGGTCCCGAAAAAGTAGTTGTTGACATATTAATATCCTCCTAGATATCTGAATACTGTCCCTAGGGTTGTCGACTATATGCGTCAGCATTCATCATTTATTAAATATATAGTGATTAATTTATATACTAGTTTTTAATAGAGTGCAAGAGATCCTACGGTATTTATGCATTTCAGCAATGTAGCTTTTGATTAAGTAGCTACAGAAACTTGTGGAGTGACATCCTCAACTTGATTCTGTCTATGAGCAATAGCTGCTTCTTCCAGCTTGATGTCAGTAATGACTCTTTTTACTTTGTCATCAATTTTAACCATCTCAAGAGTATATCTATTATTATCTAGATGCTCCTGTTGCCACTTCAACTCCAAGGACCTTTTTTGTTTGTATAGGTCTTGTATCATCAATAACCTCCTCATAAGTTATTCGATTTATCTCGTTATTATAGTTGTTTCCGAGATACTCCCATTTTATACTTTTTTCTCCTAGTTTGTCAAGTATTGCTTTTTCAACACTTTTCGCCGTATCTTCATCATGTTCAATAGTAAATATTGCATGATGATCGTAAGCCCAGATATTTATGAGAGTTTTTTTCATTACACACCTTTATATGTAAAAAAGGGGCCGTTTTAAGGCGGCCCCTAAATTTTATTGATTACGTTGCGTTCGAACCAAAGATACCTCTTGGATCAGAAAATCCAAATACATATCTTTCTCTAGCTTTGTATCTAACATTGCCTGTATCAAAGTCACCTTCCATAGAAGTTTTGATAGGTGATCTATTGAAATGCTTCAAACCATTAGGCACATCAGTTTTAATAAAGAATTTTTTCGCAGCAGTTAAGTAATTATTTACTGTGTAACCACCAGAGATCATTCCCATGTTTCTGATTGCGTTAATGTCATTATCAGCTGTACCTGTTCTGCCTGCAGAATTCATAAGTCTGTCAGCAGTAAATTGAAGCGCTGAAGGAATTACTAATTTAACTCCTGTTGCTGCAATTTTTAGGCCTCTTTCATCAGTAAGAGCCGCGATATCAATCAACGACTGTTCTAATGAAGTTTCGTTAAGTTCAGCGGCTGTCGATAACTCATTTGCAAATGTACCTGCTAATGTTGGGTGGTCAGTAGCACAAAGCTCCTTACCATCACCACCAGCAAAATTTGCATTAAATGCGTTATTTAATACTGCTGCACCTTTGATATTTTTAGTAGACGCCATAGATCTTGCTAAAGCTTTTGTATATCTAGACGCAAGTCTGTCATACAAGTTATCTTCAATAGCTTCTTCTGTAATAGCGAATGCTAAAGCAATCGTTTCGTTAGTATAACGAGCTGTGAAAGTTTCTTGTGCATCATCGTAGCCAACCCCTTGACCTTCGGGTTTAACTGCCGCGTTTGAGAAACCGGCTAACATTACTTCCTCTTCGAAAGCTCTGTCAGATGATTCAGTGTCGAAAATTTCAGTCCACTGCTCGCCGTATTGTTTGTATTCCAGACCGAACAAAGCGTTCAAACCTGGCTCTAGTTCTTTAACTAGTTGTGCTCTTGATATTGCCATAGTTATTTATCTCCTATTCGATTAGTTGTACAAGTTACTAGCTTGAGCAATTGACACTACAACGTTAGCACCTGCTGCTGTTAGATCATTGTTTTGTGGATCGTCAGCTGATCTCACAAGTTTAAACATGTGAGTTGTTGCTGCTCCGCCACCAATGTCTAAAGTAACAGTTGATTGACCGTCTTTAGCGTTTCCTGCTGTAAAGCTGTTTGTGTTATAGCCAGCATCTCCGATCATAGCTTGAGTAACTGCCGCATCCGTCTTCATAACATATTCTTGTTGTGGATTGTCATTTACAAAACCTATTCCGTCGTTGCTACCTGTGTTATAGTCAGTTCCAAATGTTGTGCCTGCCGCAACTGAATTAGCAAAAGTTGGTTTGCTTGTAGAGCTGTCTACAAAGAAAGCTCCATTAAACACACCAATTAGAGGAGCGTGTCCAGAATTATCGAACGCTGCTCCACCTGATCCTGTGTCATCAGTTGTTGCGAAACTTGCATCTTGTAGATAACCTTGATCGCCAGAAGCATCCTGGATTGAACAAGGGTTATTTTTGAAGATACCAACACCTAGGCCTGATTTGATTTTGTAGTTAGATTGTCCAGAAGTTGCTGGAGTATTTCCAACAGTTGCTGAAGTTCTTAACCCAAAACCTACTGTACTTGCATTTGCCATAGTATTTGTTTCCTTATTATGTACCAACCCTTAATGGGTTGAGTACGGGTTTAATTTATTTTGTTGGTTTAGAAATTGTTAAAAGACTATTTCTTTGTACCACCAAAAGTTACACGAGTATTAGATTCCTTATGGAATTTCATACTTGGGTGCTGTTCCTTCATAAGATTGTTATCTACTGCTTCTTCTTTAGCCTCGTTTTGCTTATTGTAATAAGCATCGATTTGAAGCGCAATCTCCTCTGGTATCCTAGCCAGCAATAGGCCTCCCACTCCAATTACTCCAGCGTATCTGCCTTCGGTATCAGTTGGATATTGAGAATCTGGATATTCGTCAGCTCTCACTAACTCCCATCCTTCTCTCAAAGATGATGCTACATTTTTAGCATCTGATGTTCCAAGTATTTCAGAACGTATCCACTGATGTCTGTATCCAGTTGGCGCTGGTGGTGCATCAAGTGAGTTGGGTGGAGTCCAAACTTTTTTGACTTCTATTTTGTCTCTAGTTTGACTCGCACGAGAAGTTTTTATTTTTTCATTTTCCATTTTATGCTCCTTCCGTGATTTTTAATTGTTTTGCATAATCTTCTAGCGGCACACCTAATCTTTTAGCAATTGCTACCTGTGAAGGCGTGAGTTTGACAGTTTTTTTGCGTCCTGTTGAGGCTGAACGTCTAGCCGATGCTACATTTTGAGCAGGTCTTGCTCTTTCTGTAGTAATGTCCTCTACCTTATCAAATTTGTGCGGAAATTCAAGTCTTATTCTTTTGTCAACTTCTGCATAATATTCGTCAGATTTTGGATCATACCCTTCTTGTTCTACAAGTGTTTTATGTAAATCAAAAGCTGTATAAGTCATTGCTGAATCATTACCAAACCAAGCATTTTTAGCCGCCCAATTCTCTGCTTTAACGTCTGTAGGTATAGGCTCTGCTCGTCTTTGAGGAGTAATGTTTATATCTTTAACAGGTTCCGGTTTAGACTCTTCTGCTGCTTTCATAGCATTAAGTCTTGCCCCATCCATTGTTAAATTTGCAATTTGTTCTTGCGCTACAATTTGAGCTTCAACATTTTGAGATTCAATAGCATTTTTTAAAGCTAACTTGGCTGCTGCCATATTAGTTTTTACTCTTGATTCAAATTCCGAAGTGTAAGATTTATCTAGTTTAGAAAGTCTTCCTTCTAGTTCACTTTTTTGTTGATTAGTTGCTTCTGCAAATGCAATTGCTTCTTCTCTTTGTCTTTCAGCTTCTCGCATTTTACGAGTAAGTTTAGCGATACGTTTTTGAACACCATCACTATATTCTTTTAACTCGTCTTTTTCTTCTGGTTTTTCAAGTTTAACCTCTCTCTCATTTTCATAAGTTTTATCTTGAGGTACTTGTTCAACTTCTATTTTTTCTTCTACAGGTGTTTCAATTTTTTCTGGTTCACCTTTTTCATCTAAATTAATTTCGGTTTCTTGCTGATCTGCTTCACCTACATCAATAAGATTTTCTACTCTATTTTCGTTTTCTGTTGGCATAGTTTCCTTCCTATGTTAAATATAATGAAGAACTGATTCAGGATCACCTATGGTCCCTAACACTTCATCATCGTTTAGTATTCGCACTTCTCCACCTTCAATCGGTAAACGTGCGCCAGCATATCTAGCAAACATTACCCAATCTCCTACTTTGCACCACGGCTTATTAAATTTATCTTTGTCAGCGTATGCAAGATCTCCCATTTTTAAAACATAACCACAAGTAGTTGCGATTCTAGCTTTATCTAATTGTTCTTGAGAAAATAAAATTCCACCTTTAGTTTTTTCTTTTGGTGTAAAAGGTAAAACTAAAAGTCTGTAGCCTACAGGTTCAGGTAACTGATCCTCTACATCTTTAATATTTTTTTCGTCTAATCTTTTTGCGTGAGACTCTTCTTTTTTTTCTTCTTCATATTTATCTTGAAGACCTAATTTAATTTTTGGAACTTCCTTTTCCGAGGTCGATAACGTTTCCTTGCTCATTTTTTTGCTCCTTTGGTTCTAGCAGGTTAGAGATTTCCTGTATTACTATTTGATAGGCATGTGCCTGTCCTAGCATATACTTATATTTTTCCATACTGTCAACCCCACCAGTCATCATACTGTCACCAATTTGTTGAACAGTAGCGTTGATTCTTTTTTTAAGTTTATCTATTATTACTAAATCATCCATCTTCTCTCCTTATAATTTAAATTGTTGCAACACTTTTATTTTCTCTTCCGCCGCTGCAATTTTTTCTATTAGTTTATCTACTTCATCTATGTGTTGTGGATGCTCTCCAATACCTACAGAATTTTCCAAGTAAATTTTAAGTGTAGCATCAGCTTCTAAAATTTGAGCTTCATATCTAGCTTCCAATGCTCCTAGTATCGCTGTTCTCATTTTTTCTTCCTTCTTTTTTTTAAAAGTTTAACACGTGTGTGCCAACACCATTCAGTCATTTTAATAACATAAGTCTCAACAAATGCAATAGCATCATCCAGTTTTGCAAAAAAATTATATAAGAATTTATCTAGCATTTCCATCGCTTACGTGCCTGTCGAAGTCTCGAATTTGGATTGGCCGCAGCTTTAGGAAATTGTTTCATTTGTCCTGCACTTCTTGCGCAGTATGATTTTCGCCTTTTAGCGGCAGCGGACCCTTTTTTAACTTTACCGGTCACAGCTGTTTTTAATTTAGAACCGGGATTTTTTCTTCTATAGGCAGCGACACCGGCTCGTGTCATACCTGCTCCAGACTTTGTAGATCTGAAGTTTTTTTTATTTTTGGCAGGCATGTTATCTTGTTTTCTCAAACTAAACCTCCCATACTTAATTTTTTTCTTTTTGCAAATGTTGCAACATTTGTTGGTTTTGGACCTTTATTAGATACTGATCTTTTTCGTCTGACAGCACTCGCTTTTTGCCCACTTGTCATCCGTGTGGCTTTTGCAAGTGGGACGCATTTTGGATATTTCCTCTTTGAGCCTTTGCTTCTCCCGCAAGGTTGATACTTCCCGTTCTTCTTCGGTGCTCCAATGTCCACCCATTTGTCGTCTAACCATTTTTTTAAACCACTCATTAAACAACTTTAGTTACTTTACGTCTGTTTTTCATAATTCCTCCACAACCTTTTGCAATACCTCCTTGTGCATAACTTGATACTGCTTTTCTAGATTGTGAAATTTTATTTATAGAACCGCCATCGGCTTTTTTAGTTCTACCTACTTTGCCCTTACAGTATTTACTAGCCCAAATGTTTGCGTACGCACTTGGGTAAACTGCAAATTTTTTCTTTGCAGCAGCTTTTCCTGCAGGACATAGTTTAGCCATTACTTAACTGCTCCACCTTTTTTCATAAATCCCATTTTGTTTCTAATTTCTTTAGGAAGTTTTTTTAAACCTTTTCCTTTTTTACCGGCAGGTATTTTTTTCTTTTTAACAGAACCACCTTTTTTATACATTGCTCCACCACTCATACCCATATCGTCTTTGTAGTAACCAGACATCATGTCTTTTCTAGCATTAGACATTCCGCCCATTGCTTTTTTTACTCTAGCGCCACCTCTTGGTTGAGTCACTTGAGTATTATATCTTGGATTTGCCATTATTTTTTTCCTCCGTGTTGTTTAAATATTTGTGTGCCCTTTATACCATATATGCTCGCAACGACAAGGATCCACAAATTTGTAAACCAACTCGGGAGTGCTGAAAAATGTTCGAAGAACACATTTACTTTTTCCATAGCTGATGGATCGTCACTTACAACTGCCCAGGCCAAAATTGCGATTGGCGCCGAGAGAATTAATAAAACCGCCTCGTCCTTCCAATCTGATTGACGGGCTTCTAACAATTTACCTTGGTAAGCTTCCTTACCTTCAGCCATACGAGATGCGTGCATAAGCTGTGCATCTGACATAGCTATTTTCGTCTTCTGCTTGTTAGCATAAATTTTACTACCAGCAGAAACGGCTAATTTAATTGCCGATAACCACATAAGTTAATACCATTTAGCTTGAACAGGTTTTTTATCCGCTCTCATTCTTTTTGTACCCTTAACAGTTACTGTTTGAGTTTCAAAAGGATCTGTAGCTTCAATTGTAACACCACCTGTTTTGTATCCATCTTTACCAACACCTAATTCTGGTACTGCTTTAGGGTCTTTTGCTTTTTTAATCATAATTTTCTCCTTAAAGTGATTTATATCTATTTTTTACCAAAGTTTCTACCAAAATCATGAATTTTGCTTTGGTCTGCCATTGATTGTTTAGCTAATGATACTCCTGCACGCAATCCAGCAAGGTCTGCTTCTTGTTCAAGCTTCGCTTCTTGGTTTTCTTGGTTCATCATCGCTTTCATCTTGTCAAGATTCAATCTTTCTTCACCTTCTTCTTCTTTTCTTTGATTATCTTGCGCTCGAAGGTCCATTTCTCTACCTTTTAGTCGAAGTAGTGGGTCTCCGCCATACTCACCCATAATTTTTTCTTCTTCTTTAGCAAAATCTTCCTGCATTTCTGCAATTAACTTCGCTTTTCTAGATTCAATTTGGTTTGTAATCTGTTGTAGACGTTGTTGTGCCTGCATTACTTGTGGATTTTGCATCATACCTTGTGCCATTGCAGGATTTTGCGCACCTGCTGCTTGCATTTGTTGTTGAATCATTTGTGCTTCTTGTAATTCTTCGACAAATTCTAATTGTACTTGTTCTTGTGCCATTAAACTAATGTGCTCTAATATATTTTTTTGTAAAGCTGCCATTGCTCCAGGATTATTTTGTGTTTGATTTAATCTCATAAAGTTTAAATGAGCATCAATATGAGCTTTATGGTCTTGACCGGGAAAAGCTTGAAAAGGTTTTATACTCATAGACATAATATGTTCTAATGCAGGGTCTAAAGGCATTGGAGCTGCAGGTGGTGGTAATATTGCATTTACATTTTTCACCCCCAGCGCATCGTACATAGATCTATATGCTTGATACAGATTATGTATTTTAGGATTCGATTGCGCCAGTTGTAATTGACTTTGAGCAAGTGAGATTCTTTGCGTCTGTGAGAAGATGTTTGGATCTGCTACAGGTAATATATCTACTCGCTCGTCAAAATCTTGAACTTTAATTTCTCTAGATGCACCAGGTACATCATAAGGATAAACAGGTGGTAAGTATGATTTAAATACTTCTGCTAATAATTTAAATTCTTGTTTTAATCCTACATATAATCTTTTATGTATTGCTGACATCACCCGCGATCCACGCTCCAATAATGCAACAGTCGTTCCGACTGCAGCGGCTTGGTTCATATCACCCACTTGTGAATCTGCGATGCTCGCGAATCGTTGGCCCGCTGAAACCACAACACCCATTAATGAAAGTAATGTTTGGTCTGGTCCTTTAAAAGGTAAAGTCATAAACTGATCTTTGATATTGCCTCCCGGAGCGTCGACGTCTCTGAACTCACCAGGTTGTAATGGTTGTGCATCATCTCTAACTCTAATACCACGAGACTTAAATCCTGCTGGTAAGTTTGCTAAAGTTCCTGCATCTAACAGTTGTCTTAACGCAGCTGTTGCAGTTCTAGTTAAACCACCAATCATGTGAATTAAACCAAAACCATAAAAACCAGTTCCTGGTAAGAATTTAAATTGTACAAAGTAATTTACTTTTTTCTTTAATGTATCTTCAGCTGCATAGTTTCTTCTAATTGATAAAACTTTGTGACCAGCTTCTGATAAAGTAACAACATATGGAAGTTTAATTCCAGTAGGCTCATCATCTGATCCCGTATCTTCATAACCTTCTAAATCTAAATTAGTATGAATTTCATAAAGTGTATATTGATCTTCTTGACCATCTTTTTGAATTCCTTCAAGTTCTAATTTTTTATCCTGTAGTTGATTTTGTGTAACTGGAGGAGAACCTAATTCTATATCTCTATAAAATCCTGCGACCTGTTGTTTTCTTAATTCATTCTCTGACATTTTAATAACATGAATTACTGCTTCTGCATCATCTAAAGAATTTGCAGAGTAAGGTACAATTAAATCTTCAGCAGGAACAAATTTTGATACTGCTCTACCTAACATATCATCATAATAAACTTTTTTAAAAGTTGATCCTGATAATGGTAGATAAAATAACATTTGATCAAACTCTGGTTCATACTCTTTCATCTGATCCATGATTTGATAATTCATAAAATCTTTTACACGTTTTGATTGTTCTTCTTTTTCAACTGTTGCATCACCCATAACTTGAGTTCTAACTGGACCATCGCTTGGTAATAACTCTTTGTAAGCTTGTGCTTGAAATTGTGTAACAGCTTCTGCAAGAACAGGATGGTTTACGCCACTAGCTCCTTTAAAAGGTTGTGTTCGTCTTTCATATTTAAATCCTAAAAGATCTAAACCATTTTTATAAGTATCTTCCCAATCACCACGAGATTCTTTGTATTCATTATACTGATCAAATAATTTTGAACCCAATGGATCTAAAATTTCTTCTCCTAAAAATTCTGCTAGGTTTTCAAAATGGTCTTCACCACCTTCAGGGCTTGCAGCTTTTGGATCAAAAGAAATTTCTGCTCCACCTTCTTCTGTCATTTCTATTTCAACAGGACCATCTTCAGTTTGAATCTCTTCAATATTTTCTTTAATAGATTCTTCTATCTCTACTTCACCTGGAACCTCAACTGTTGTTTTGGTATTCGGTAATGGTTTATCTATTTCAGCCATTTTTCTAACTTATCCTCTTTGGTTAAATGTTTCAATCACTTCTTCTAGAAGTGCTGTGTTCTGTTGTTTTGGTTCTTCTATTGGCATTGGATTAGCTGCAGCCCATTCTAATATTTCTGCTTGTGTGGCAGGTGTATCATCTGGTTTTACAATTGCACCAATTATTTCGTTATATTTTAATTCCATTATATTTTTTTAAATTCAACATCTATTTGATTATAGTCTATCATCATATAACCATTGGAATGTTTAATTGATGCCCAAGGTACTTCGTGAGCCATCGCTCCTTGATAAGTTGTTGGGTTGTCTTTGTAATTAAATTTATAGATATTTATGTTAGATGGTGACTTACCTATTAACTCTACATTTTCTTTTAATCTAATATCACTGAAACCTAAATTACCTAAACCAGAACTTGTTGCACTTGTTGCTCCTCTTCCTGTTCCTGACGATGGTCCGTCTCTTCCTACTCCGCCTCTTCCTCTCTGTAAATCTTTTAGTCTTTGAGCTGCTGCAATTTTTTGTTGCATATCTCTTTCGTTTTTAGCTTTCGTTTCAATTGCTTTTTGTTTTTTATCTTGTGCTATTCTATCTCTTTCAGCTTTTTCAGCTTTTGCAATTTTAGCTTTTGCAATTCTCTCTTGTTTAGCTTTTTCTAAAGCTGCTAGTCTTTCTTTTTCTATTGATGCTAATCCTTGTTTTTGAACATCACCAATTATTTTTTGAGATTTTTTAACATTTCTAATGGTGTCGAATAAATTAGTAGTTTTTCCTGTTATTTTGTTAAGTCCTTTTTTACCTGCATAAGTACCTGCAATCACTTCTGCTACTTCATCTTTAGTAAGACCATATTTTCCTTGTAGTGTTTCTGAAATAGTATTTGTTCTTTTGTCAAAAGATTTATCAGTTAATTTATCTAAATTATATCCAGCCATTATGCCTTCAGGAGTATTATAATTATTAGTTACTATTCTTCCAATATCATCAACTTGAATCCCTGAATCTCTAGCGGCTGATTCTACAGCAGCTCTTTTGTTTGGTGGAAGTAGACCAGCAAGACCTTTAAGAGCGGCAAAACCAGGATTTAATGCAGCACCAATTATATTAGTTATTGGATTATCCATTAATCCTTCAATACCTGAAGAAAATTTATTTTTTATATTTTGAAACATTGGTGATGTATAGCCTTCACCTGTTGGCATAAAATTAGAACGACTATTAAACACACCTCCATCTCCACCTTCTCCTCCTTCACGATTATCTGAAACTTGAGGGGCCTGTACACTTGGGACAGCAGCAGTAGGTAGACTTGCAGTGGGTAATTCATAACCTGCTTCTTTAATAGCGTCTGCTATCTCTTGATCTGTAAAAGACTGATACGCTTTCATAGAATTAAAAATGTTTAATGCGGGGCCAGTCAACGCCGGTCCGCCCATAAATAATTCTTGTCGTTTAGGACCGAATAGAACTTCAATGCCTATCGCACCGCCGTCCGCTTTTTTCAAAAATCTTTTGTACCCTTGATATTTTTTACTTGGATCATAATTTGGATCAGGATCTTTTTTAATTTTTCCTGCATCTTCAAGACCTCTTATTACATTACCTTGTCCACTTACAGCAGATCCTGTTGCGTCTGGACTAGAATAATTTCCTTTTCCTTCACGAGCTCTACGAACTCCTTCAAGAACTATTTCTTTTTTAGAACGAGTATCTTCTTCTACTTCAACCTCTTCATCATCACCACTATCTTCTTTGTTTGCAAAGATCTGACCGATGCCAACGTTAGGTACAATAGCTGATAAAATTTTTACAGACTGTTCTGGATTTTCTTGAATATAATCATTCACCATATCTGCAGCTTTTGCCATACCTATACTGGCTACTGAAATTCCTACGGCTTCTGCAAATGGGATAACTAAAGGTGCTGCTAATATCATAATTAATAATACGTTCTTTCAACTTGAGGAAGTGAGTCCTCTATTAAATCTTCTGGATGCGCCACTAACCCTCCTTGTCTAAAACGCATTATCGCTTGTGTGGTACTGTCCACTAAATCATCGTTGTCACCATATGGAAAAGAAGCACATTCTTCAATAACTTCTTCGGCGAACTTTTCATCAGGAGCCCATATTTGACCTGATTCAAACATAGGTGCCACAGCGTTAACCCTCGCATGTTTATCATTACCTTTTGAGGGTGTGAAATTTATAACAGGTATCCCCATTTTTCGCAACTCATAAGTTAAAGGTAATCCAGAAGCTTTAGCCTCCACGATCACCGTCTCTGGATTCCAATATTTATATTGTTCATAAGCTTCTTTTTTTAGCTCCGGAAATTCCAATCGATCTTTAAATGCATCTAATAGTATCAAATTAGCAGGGCTATCTTCATTTGGATAAAAGACTCCCCAGGTGGTAATAGCTGAATAATCGGCTGATTCCTTTTTTAGAAAAGCTGTATCATAACTTTGAATGATATGCTCAAGCGGTGGGATATAAGGTTTATCCCAAACCTTCCACCATTCTCTTTTAATTAAAGATCCTTCTTCAGACGTTGGGTTTTGCATCCACTGCGCGTTCCACTTACCAACACTCAAACTGGCTTTAACAGATTCTAGTTCAGGAAGTTTCCAATACTCTGGCCATACTGGTTTATTACTTGGAAGGATTGCAGGGAACTCAATGATGTCCCACTTGTCTGATTTCAATTCTTTTTGGTTCTTTAACAACATACCAGTTAGATCTTTCATATTCCATCTTGTCATTACCACAACAATTGCTCCACCTGGTTGTAAACGCTGACGAGGACCTGATGTATACCATTCGTAAGCACGTTCCAATGCTTGAACATTTAATGCATCTTGCTCCGAGTGTGGGTCATCAATGATAAGCAAATCCGCTCCACGGCCCGTGATTGCAGATCCAACACCGGCTGCATAATATTCACCGCCCTGTTCAGTTTCCCATTTACCCGCGGCTTGACTATCTTCTCGTAGTCTTGTTTTGAATACTTCTTTGTACTCCGGGGAATCCATTAAGGTTTTAGCTTTTCGACCAAAGCGGATCGCGAGTTCCGTTGTGTGGGTCGTCTGGATTATTTTTAGATTGGGTTTACGTCCCACCATCCAAGAGGGTAGAAGATAGGACGCGAACTCTGATTTAGTATGCCTTGGTGGCATATTAATAATTAGTCTTTTGATTTCACCTTTTGCAAGTTTATTAAATTTGTCAGCAATTTTTTTGTGGTGCTTGCCTTCAATAAATTCTGGCCAAACATGTTTAACAAAAGATAAGAAGTCATCGTTAACTTGAAATTGTTTTTTCTTTTCAGAAAGTTTTATTGCGTATTTAAGGAATTGTTTTTTGGCGTCAGGTGGTAGCTTATCTATTTCTTCTTGTTTCATAAAATTTTTTGCAGAATTTTTTTACTTCTGTTTTATACCAGTTTTTGTTTTTTTTAAGGGTACCCCCTCTATTCTATTGCCATTTTCTATTTAGCGCAAGTATAAGTCTAAATCATAGTATATAGGTATGTCTGTACAGTTTGTCTGTCAAAGGGGTGTAGGGGGTCTGTTTGTTTTTCTATTTCTGATTTGTGCAGGGACCCCTATAGGGAGGGTGGGCCCGTAGTTCACGAGCACTATATATGGTATCGAAGATGTCGCATCGACACAAGATGTAGTTATGCAATTTCGGAATGTAGTAAACATATCACACTGTTCATTGTGGGTTTTAATGTGGGAATTTATAAGAATGTTCTTTACCCTTGCAAGGCAAGTGATAAGGTCTAGTTATGAAAATAAAAAAAAGAATAGATGAAGACTTTGAATACATTTATTTTTTCAAAGATGCATTTAATTCTAAATTAATCGGAAGACCTTATTTGATTAATGTAGATGGTTTTAATGCTGAAGAAATAAAAGAAGTAAAAGACTTCATTAAAAAAAATGGTGAAGAGTTTTACACTGTTGATGATGATGGACTAGATAAGACATCTGGTTATTATTATTCAAAAGATGGTTTAGACTTTGAGCCACTTGATAAGATGATGGCGGACAGCGGTCATACTCAAATGTTCTACAAGGAAGGCGGACAATGGAAACAGCTTTAATCGTAGAAAAAAAGAATGTGTACGGGGTAGAGCGTGTCTACCCCGTTTGCAACAAAGCGAAAATATTAACAGCGTTAACAGGTAATAAAACTTTGCTTGATGTTGATATTAAATTAATAAAACAGTTAGGCTATACCCTAACAACTAAAAGAGAGGAGTTGTAATGCGAAACAGTTACAAAGGTTATTGGTTCTATATAGAATCAAGAGTGGAGCGTAAATGTTGGGAGTTAATTCTGGAAAAAAAATCTGGAGGAGATAACGACTGGTCTAATAGAAGATTTGTCGAACTTAAAAACTCGATGACATTGGGCGAGATTTACGAACTCGCTCTAGAGGAAATCGACAAACTAGTAGAAGAGGAGATGAAAAGATAATGCACGAAAAAAATAGAGGCTACAACGGTTGGTCTAACTATGAGACTTGGAATTTCAAGTTGTGGTTAGACAATGACGAAGATACCTACAACAGGACTCAACGGCTTGTTAAGGATTGTGGAAAAGATGTTGGATCGTTGGCTTATAATTTAAGATACCTAGCCACAGAAGAAGCGCCAGAAATACAGGCTAGTTTTTACAGCGATGTAATGATGGCTTCAGTTAGAGAAGTTAACTACTACGAAGTAGCACAAAGCCTACTTGAAGACTAACCACCGCCCCCGCTCCGAGATAATCGGAGCGGGGTTAACTAAAGGAGTAAACTATGTTAAACAAAGCCGATAAAATTAAAGTAATTAATGAGGCAATGGAAGAGTGTATGGATGGCGACTATTTCAATTCTGGAATGGGGTCAACTCAAGCCCAAACAATTATTGAATGGGCTTTAGAAAATGCACCAGATGAGAAAATAGATGAGTGGTATAAACCATCTATTCCAATGTCTGAAGAGGAGTTAGAAGAGTTTTTAAAAGGCGCTCCTTATTAACCACCAACCCCGAGCCACTTTCGTGGCTCGGGGTTTTTTCTTTTTTTATTTTTTTTGGGAGGGTGGGCCCGTAGGTCACAAGCACAACCTGTACGCGAATCGCGATTGGGGGGGGGTGGGAGGGTGGGCCCGAAGGTCACAAGCAGGGTGCGACAATATGTCGCGCGACACTATGACGCATTGACACTATATGCGGTGCGCGGTTATGTCGCATTAACACAAGATATAGAACCGCGACAATTTGTCATATTGACAGCGGTTCGCGAACCAACGGGGCGCGCAACGTGGCGCGCGGTTAGTTGTTTTTAATTCCTATTAATTTATTTTGGATTAGTTCCCAATCATTAACGGCTATTGGGACAGCTTGATTTATACCTTTAATTAAATCTTGAATAGATTTACTTTTATAAAGTTTTATGGATGAAGGGACGCGGGGCGGGGTGTGTTGTATTAACAAAAAATTCCGTTTTGATTTTTGGGTATGGAATAGTATTTGATGAGGACTAAAACGTATTTTATTTGATTTACTAACTTTTAACTCAATCATAAAAAAACCGCATAAATCATTATAACTTAAGCAATCAGGGACGCCCAAATTTATGAAAGTTTCGAGGCGGGTGTGTTGAATTAAAGGGGTATTTTTTTTAAGATTTTGATATAGTTTTTTTTCGGGTTTCACCGTACACGTGTGTATACGGTGACCCCGTTGAAGTCAATATTTAAGCGACCTCTTCTGTTAATAATAGCGCCTCTTCATTAAAGGGGACAATATAATAATTGTCGTTTTTGTCCTCTTCTATGGTTTGATAAGCTTTTAATTTCTTATCGGCTAGTTTAAGCCCTTCAACTACTTCTTTTAAGTAATAATGGGGCTTGCTATCTTTTAATTGCCATTTGTTTATAATTAAATATTTCATATTAATTATAGCCTTTATTCTCTAATTGTAGCGCTTTGGTTTTATTCCAAACAATGCCCACGCCGTCTAATACCTTCTCGAGTACAATGTTTAATTGTTCAGGGACGCCACACTCAAACACGGAATTAATTGCGCTTTGTTTATATAGTTTTAATTCCTTAACTTTAGCGCCTTCTATTGTTTTTTCGGCCTCAATTTCAGCGAGATATTGCGCCCAATCTCTTAATTGATCACGGCAATCGGACGGCGTTATACCTTCATTATAAGATGATCTATAATAATTATCTCGATCTTTTTTATCGAATTTATAACTTAATTTGCCCTTAAGTTCGGGGTCTTTTATTTTACCAAAAAAGGTTTGGGCTTTCCGTTGTTTTATTTGTAAGTTCTCGATAGCCTCCTCAAGTTCTTTTATTACAACGTCCGCTTTTATTTTTTTAGCAAGTTTTAATTCAGCGCTTTCAGTTAAATCGGCCACAATAGATTTAACGCTTAATTGCGCTTGTTCTATTAATGGGTCGATTTCTTGATTGATACGCTTTTTTAAATGCTCCAACTGATATTTAGTCGGATATGTTGATTTACTCATTTATACCTCGATTGTTATATTTATTTATTTTTAGTATTGACATTTATTAATATGGGAATATATAAGAATATATGACTTTGTCAAATAAA